GGAATGAATTATTTTGAGCTTGTTATTCGTGATAAGAAGCAAGCAGCCCGCCCCAGGGTTTCACGGGAGAAGCAAACCCCAGGACGGGCGCGATCAGTCGAGTCATCAGGGAAGGAAATGCTCGACCGATTACATTAGCGACGAAGCCAAACTTTGCCGCCATCTATAGCAATATAACCTTTTACTTGCAGCGCGTCTCTAGCTTTGCTGCGATTTGGTCGCGTTGTATCTGGAGCTTTTTCTTTATGTGCATCATGCCATTTAGCGACTTCGACTTCTTGCACATTTAGATCAATTAAAAGATTAGTTAAAGCATCCAAGGCTATGTTTTCTCTAGCATTTAACGGCGTTCGATTATCGCCATCAGCATCATTATCAACGTCGATCAGAACAGCACTCGATCCGCCATTTATCGAAACTTGTTGCAATGCTAGTTTTATGGGTTCCGCTTCGACCGCATCTTTCTGTTTTTCAATCGCAACAGTGATGATTCCAGCGTCATCTTTATCAACGCCGATAACAGTATCTACTGCACCCAATAAAGCTGATGATCCACGCAACTGCAATCCACGCGATCTATCCTTTGAAGAGTGATGAACGCCCATGACCGCTGCATCAGCAGCAGCACCCAACGCACTACAAGCCTTAATGAACGCTCCCATTTCTTGAGCCGAATTTTCATCGCCACTAAATGATCGAGCGACCGTATCGATAACAATCAATGAAACGTTTAAATCAGCCAAATTGATCGTTCTAATAAGTTTCTCGACTTCCTCAGTTTGCAGAAAATCAACAGGAACACGAATAAATCTTAAATCACAGTGATCCGAAACCTGATTATGTGCGTACCAACCTTTTAGCCTTTGACCCATCCCAGCAAAGCCTTCTGAAGCTAGGTAAAGTACGCCTGATTTCACTACATCCCTAGAGCGCCACTGACGGCCATGAGCGATTGAAAGCGCTATTTCCAAAGCAAGAAACGACTTACCCGCTCCTGGTGGCCCATAGAGCATTGAAAAGGATTTCTTAGGCAAATAACCATCAACCAAAAAGCTGATTGGTGGCATGGTCATTGCGTCTTCAGCAGTGAAAAGCTCGAAAACAGATTCTTGCTCTTTTTCGACAATCTCTATTTCTGGCTCATCTTCGCTCGGTTCATAAAGGTCAGTCGTTTTAACCAACAACTTTAATTGTTGCGTCGTGTTCCCCGCATCAAGCCAATCAACAATATCTCCCTTTGGAGCTAGATTAGGTAATCGGACAATCTTTAGCGCTTCCGCCGATCCATGTAATCGTCGAGCAATCTTTTCAGCATGATTAAAACCAGCATCATCATTGTCAGGTAAAATAATGATTCGGCGATCAGAAAACCATTGATCCAATTCTGGCTTCCAATTACCCGCTCCACCATGCGAAGTTGTGACTAGAAGACCCGTTTTTCGTAATGCGTCACAAGCCTTTTCACCTTCAACGATAAAAACAGGATCATCAGGTCGAGCGAGTATATCTGGCAAATGGTATGGTAGCGCTTCAATCCCTTCCATCGAGTTTCGCCAGTTACCATCAGAACCACGTGATCGTTGTCGGAATGTTTTTGGTTCGTAGCGTAGAACCTGATAGCGAACTTCGCCGTATTGATCGATATAGTCATAAGCGCTTGCAAGCCATTCTTGTGGCCTTACAGTATCAGCTTGGCCACCTTCAACGTTAAAACGTTGTTCGAGGATTGCGCCGACTTGAGCATCTTGCCCATCTTCGCGGCGTATTAAATCAACAATTCCGCCACCTTCTTGAGCCTCGAAATCAAACCAGCAACCACGTTTTAGATCGATTGTTCGAGAGCCATGTGTTCCCCAACGCCATTCTGACCCTCTTTTACTTTGTGGTTCGCCCCAATAAGAGACGGCCACTTCAGCCATTATTTGACCGACATTTCCTTCCATTACTTTCTCCCGTTAGAGGAAAAACGGGACCAGCCCTTCTACTGATCCCGATCCCCATAGTTAATTAAAACAATTCGTCGTCGTCTTGCTCCACTAGCGGTTTAGGCGGAGGCGGCGGAGCTTTCGGCGTAGGCGCATCATTGGAATTAGAAGAGCCACCCAATTTCTCAATCGCAGACTCATCAACCCAATCCACAATCGCAAATTGCGGAGCCTTGAAGCGTAATGGACCATTGTTTCCTTTTCTTTCTATGGCTACAGATTTAGTTATTTCGACAACCGGAATTTTACCTGGGTTGTCGGCTCTATCACGCAACCATTGATCGTGAAGTTTATCTACTTGCTCCATAACAGTCAGCGCCGAATGACTGAATTGCCGCAATCCAAGCGACTTATTACCAAGTGTGAAGCGAAAACCAAACTTATGTTCGACGCTCGGTCTTTCAGGAATAGGTTCTCCATGTTTGACCATAGCCATATCGACATGGCCCTGACCAATTAAAATCCAGCCATTTTCGGCATTATTGAAATCGACAACCACTTTGAATGGAAGGTCAATTTCTGGACGACTTTTAACCCATTCGCCACCCTGATTTTCGCTGTTATGCGCGGTCCAATCTCCCGTTGTGGCGGAATAAGTTATAATCGGTAAAAAGTTACCGCCCCCACCATTGGTAGGTTCATCAAAAGTAAAAGCCATTTGGTACTTCTCCCATTTTTTCTGATGCCACCATTGCAAAAGTTGGAAGTGACATCTCTATCCAGGTTCTCCATCCATCATCTTTTGTCAAGAAAATTTCGAGGGGAACCCTAACAATTGTCTCACATCTATCAAATCGATAAACGAGAGCTGGCCATTTAGCCTGTTCTTTAGCTGCGATGCAAGCTTGTTCCCACCATCCTAATCTTGCAGTCGATCCAGAACTATATCTTTTGCACTCAATAACAAATGGAAAATCAGGATCGTCAGGAACTAAATCGCCTCTAGCTGCTGATCTATATTGTTCAAGATCGCGCTTAAATCCGACGCCAGTTAATTCATGCAGAATTGCAGCAACTTGACGTTCAAATTGAGCGCCTTTTGCTCTGCCACCACCCGGTTTCATTTTTTTCTCCCGCTCACTCAAAAAACAGTATAAACTATTCAAACCATAAACGGGAGAAAATCTATGGTCGGCAAGATTACGCCTAATACCCAAGTCAGCGCATCTCAAATGCCATCTTTGTTTGGATGCAGCCCTTACACTACACCAAATGGTTTGTTGCGCTCTATTCGCAATCATCGAGACGGCATCCCTGATGAATATCAAGCTGGCGAAGCTGCTGAGTGGGGTAATACTTTTGAGCCACATATCTTAGAGAAAGCAGCCGAACGTCTTCGCGTACGTGATTTGCAAACGCTGCACACAAAGCCTTTTTTTGCTGAAGGTTTAGATTTAGCTGCAAGCCTCGATGCTAGTGCTTATGCCGATAATCTCACAATTAAAAGCGATGTTGCTGTTTTCCCTCAAGGCGGGGATGAAATGACTATTGATGGTCCTGGCGTTATCGAAGCTAAATTAACCAGCTATCCACCAGAAGCATTTCCTCCACCCTGGCGTGGTCCGATCCAATTACAAGCTCAGTTGCTTTGCACTGGATGGACTTGGGGTTGTGTAGCGACCTTGTATCGAGGCATCGATTTACGCTTGGCTTTGTATTACCGCGACGAAGAAATCATCAACGAAATTAAATTTAGATTAGGTGATTTCTATAACCGCCTCGAAACTGGTGAAGTATTTCCGCTCGATGGTCCTAAAGATGGTGTAATTGCCTATCCTAAAACAAAACCTGATGCGCCAGAGGTTATGATTCCTAAAACTGGCCTTCATGCTGATGCGCTTAAACAGTTGGTCGATGCTACTGAGCGAAAAAAGATAGCCGAAGCTGAAATCGACGAAGCGCAAGCAATCCTTATGAACCTGATGGGGATGCACGATAGCGCTTATGGTTTGATCGGCAATCAGCGTTATCGATTAAAATGGCCAACTCGAAGCTATAAAGCGACGCCAGAGAAAGTAACGCCAGCAAAACCAGCAAGGACTGTGAGGCAATCAACGATCAGTTTTAAGGCGATTGAA